ATGAATTTTGTAATGTTAGCTTTTCTGTTTTATTTTTAATGTCTAATAGCTTCTTATTATAGTCTTCTTCAATAGCTACTGCCTTTGCATCAAGGGCATCTACTTGTTTTTGATAGTCAGCTTGTTCTGCTTCTAAGTTTGCCTTAGCATCTTCAATAGACTGGTAAGCTTGTAAGTCAGCTAAGGTAGCTTTAAGCTCTTCTAGTCTAGCTTTAATTTCATCTGTCTGAATAAAGTTAAAAGCAATTACTTGCTCTCTAAATGCTAATAAGTCTTCTGGTGTTACTCCGCCTCTTGCCATTGTATTACTCCTTAAATATCTGTTGAGTCAACAAACTCAGTTGTTTTTAATTTATTATAAATCTTTTCACGGGTTGCATCTTTGATGTAATCATCATTAGAATATGCTAAATTTTGCCATGCGCAAGGCTCAAGATTATCTTCACGAACTTCTTTAGATACATATCCATTAATAACTACCTCTACAGATTTGTTTTTAAAGTCCTCGCTAATAGAAAAGATATTCCAATAGTTTGCATCAATTCCGAATACTGTTTTTACTGATTTTAATAGAGCCATGATTTATCCAAACAAAAAGAAAAAGTTACTATTTGTTGTTGATGCGGTGTTGTAAGTTAAAATAACAATCCCGTTTCCGCCTAAAGTTGTAAACCCAGATGCCGCCGCCCCGCCTCCGCCGCCATAAGTTCCGCCGTTGCCGCCTCCGTTATTAGCACCGCGACCACCGCCTTCGCATCCAGCAGTACCGCCTGCCGTAGCAGTCCAAATTACATCTATTGAACCAGCACTAGCAGTTCCAGTTAAATAATTACCGCCACCACCGCCGCCATTAGAAGCAGAACCAGCAGAACCAGTACCAGTTCCAGCCGTTCCTCCTCCCGTTCCTAGCCTATTGTTACCGCCTGCCGTTGCTGTATTTGCTAATGTAGTGCTAGTTGCGGCTGACCCGTTATTTGCACCGCCACCACCTGCCCCAGTATTAGCAACCGCATTTCCTCCTGCCGCACCATTACCATTTGGACCAGCAGAACCACCGCCGCCACCTTTCCCTGCTGGAGTTGCACTTGAGCCGCCAACACCCCCAGTAAAAAGAACATCGCCAACAACGCCAGCGCCGCCAGCAGATGTAGCGCCAAGAGTAGTTCCTGATGCGCCACCGTTAGCACGACATCCTTGCGCGGTTGTTGTTGGTGCGGCATTAGTATTTGAATTAAACCATGTGTTGCCGCCAGCAGATGCAGTTGTTGCCACTCCTACTGATACATAAGCCGTGCTGTTAGCAGACAATCCAGTTACGGATGTTGATTTTGCATATCCACCGCCGCCGCCGGCAGGGTATCTTGCTAAAAGAGTAGCAGAACCGCCCGCGCCAATTGCTTCTACTGATACAAGTGAACCAAAGTCACTAGGAATAGTGATTGTTGCGGTTGATGTATAAAATACTGTTTTTATTGCCATATTATGCTACCGCCACGCATCGCCATTTTGTTGTAGCCGCATTCCATACAAAGCCGACATCAAGACGATTGGTTGTAACTGTTGTTGTTGGAAGTGCTACTGTAGATGCTTCAAAAGATGCACCCCATGTAATTGCTCTTGCTGCTGTACCTACAATGTAAATCCATAACTTCTGACCATCCGTTGGCGTGCCACTTAAATTTGTAGTGAACGATGTAATGTCAACCGCTTGAGCAGTTAAACCAAATATATCTGTATTGTCAGTATTAATTGTAGGTGTTGCACTAGATGTTGTTGTTGATGACCTAGAAGTAATACGTTTGTTAGTAAGTGTTTGAGTGTCTGATATACCTACGATAGCACCTGATGGTGCAGATGAACTGCTTAATACAACGCTACCTGTTCCAGTTGTTGCTTTGCTTACTAGATTTTTACTTGCATCTGTAAATACAGCTTGTGATGCTGTAAGTGATGCTATATTTGTAGCTATACTATTAATTTGTGTATAAGAATGATTAACAGTTAAATATTGCCCATCGCTACTTGAACCTATGTTTGTAGCACCAAGATTAGTACCATTAATATCTACAGTTGAACCGCCTTGTAAAGCTAATGAAGTTCCCCCGATTATACTTGCAGTTGAGTTAGTGGTTAAGGATAAAGTATTGGCTGTAGAGTTTAATGTATTTGCATTTATAGTTGTTGTGTGAACAACGCTAGTGCTATATTTGCCTATAGTTACATTAGATATACCTGTTCCATTAGATGTAAGTCCAATATTGATTGTTCTTGTTGCACCTGACGTTACATTACCGCTTCCAAGCGCAATTGTTTGAGTGCCTGTGCTTCTGCCAATGTTAATTGCACCTGAACCTGATGTTGCACCAATTGAAATAACATTTCCTGAGCCACCAATTTGAATAGTTTGTGTTGATGCACTTCTGCCTAAAGTAATTGTGCCTGTAGCACCTGTGCCACCCAAAAGTATTGTGCCAGAAGATTGACCTGCTACAAATGTAGTATTCCCAGTTACTGTCCCTGCGGCAGTACCACCAATATCTAAAGGACCAATTGTTTGGTTTGAAGCAAATTGTTGATTTTGGTCATTAGAGCCAGTTAATTGTAAACCACCTGTTATTCGAGTTACACCACTAACTTGAAGACTGCTTGCTGAAGCATCTGCAATATTTGGAGCGCCAGTAAGTGTTGGACTATCACTTAATACAACACTACCTGTGCCTGTAACACCATAAGATGTTCCCCATGCGCTACCTGTAGAATTAGGGATTCCAGCAGGAGGGTATGAGCCAACTACTGGAGTTTGATACAATGGATTATTAAGAACTTGGTTAATACTAGTGGTCATTCTATATACCCATAGCTAAAGTAACTGTAGCACCTGTACCAGAGATAGCTGTAACGTTACCTCTAACATATGACCAAGTAGCAAAGCTAGCAAAGCCATCAGTAGCAGTAGTAGTACCTGATAAAGTAATAGTACCCAAGGTTAAAAAGTTTACATTATCATTACTAACTTCAACAGCCACTGTAGCAGACACTGCTCCTGTTCCAGACACAATAGCCTGGAATGTTTTGGACGCATCTATTACAGGGGCTTTTGATGAGCCAGCTCCAGTAGATGTTACACTAGATAATAATGTAGTAACCATTAAAATTGTTTAGATAAATAAATAATAACAGAAAAAGATAAAACTTTACCTACTGACCATCCTTCAGTTGAGTAATAAATTTTACCTGTAGCTCCAGCAGGAAGAACTCCTGGTGTTCCTGTAGAACCTTTAATTTGTAAACCACCAAAGTCACGGTAGTCTGCTTTAGCACGTCCTGTTAGTTCTTCAATACGAACTGGACTTGTAGCATCCCAAAAAAGATTAAATGATAAACCATCTTCAATGTTATGAATAATTTTACCAATACGGTATGAAGAGGCTTTAAGGTAATTAGACCCAGTAGGGTCAACAGATGATTGTACAGCAGGGTCTACTAGAAGAGTAGAAGAGACATCAGACGTATCTAATACCCCTTCTACCTTAAGGACTGTTCTGACTGCACCATCCTCCATAATTTGGATTGATGTTGAGTTAGCCATTATAGTTCCTTATTAACGTAAGACTTCTACAGAAGCAGCAACAAAATCAATTGTCATTGTATCAGTAGCTGTTGGTGTAATTTGGAATACTGGAGATAATAAAGCGTTAGTTAAAGTAGTACCAGATGAACCAATTGTAGGAGCTGTTACACGAGCTACTAAGTTATCTGAAACATAAACTAATACATCAGTACCATTGTAATAAAAACCTACATCAAACCAAGTAGCTGCTACTGCTGTAGCTACACCAGTTGCTAATGTTGTTGTTGTTGAGTTTACAACTGATACTACGTTAATAGATGTTGATGATGCTGCCTTAGAAAACCAGATACCATCATTAGCTGATGAACCTGCTTGCAAACCTACACGAAAAGACACTGAGCCAGCAACTGCTGATACTTGAAACTTAGCATTATACCAAGCTTGTTGTCCAGCAATAAATTGGAACATGGTATAAGTTTTGTAAGCTGAAGAAGCTGTAGTAGCGCCACCTGGTGTTAAGACAGCTTGACCACCTAAAGCATTTGTAAGTGCAAATGTAGATGATGTACCAGTAGCTGTGTACTCGCCTACTCTATCTACAAAGTCATTTGAATATTGTGCTACACCTAGTGTAGGAAGACTACCAGAGTGGAATGGAGCTGGTACAGGATAGTTACCATAAAGGTATAATGCTGGGACTGTTGATAGGCCATTTGGGTGGCGGGTTGGATTAGACATTTAAATCTCCTTTGACGTTGTCTATTTAACAACGCACTGAATGTGCGTCATCGGGGATTACTTGTTTAGCAAGAACGGGTCTTACCAGGGTCTGGGCGTTTGCCCTTTTCTTTTTGATGTTCAAAACCCATGATGGGCTCCTTAGAAAAGTAGTAAGGTAAGTCAGTAATAAATTACTAACCTACCCTACTAGTATACACTATTTAAAGTAGATTGTCAAGCGGTATTTTTAAGGACCGTTAACACCCCAAATAGCACGTGGGTCTGACCAACCAAATGAATAACGCTCATAGCCTTTAGCCTTAACGTTCATTGTGTCAAAGTCATTGTCTTGGTCAAACTGAATACCTACACGCTCATAATACTTCATACCTGTTTTGCCTGGGATAGTGTTACGTAAGAACCAAGCGTTAGGAGCTGTTAAGTAATGGTTAACCTTAAAGCCACCAGGAATGTAATTACCAGACTTGATAACGTTGATATCATTGTTACCATTACCTGTTTGGTATGATGAGTGTAAGATACGTTGTGCATTGAACACTTGTTGACGTGGGATAATCAAACAATGTGGCATGATGTTAATCAATAAGCCACGGTCATTTTGAAGACCCATAATAGCAACAACTGCATCTTCTAAAGCTGCTTCTGACAAGTCAGCATCAATAGCTGGACGGTTAGCCCATGTACCACCTGATGTGTTAGGGTGAGCTGTTGAAGCCAAAGCTACGTTATCACCACCAACATATGAGCTATTGAAAGCACGGTTGTAAACGTTAGCTGCAACGTTTTCTTTTGTTTGACGGAAAGACATAGCTAATGCAGCAGCACGACGACGTGAAACTGACTCATACAAATTGTCATCCAATTCTTCTTTAGTTACAATGTAACCAGAAGCGTATGCAATGTGTGTGTAGCGAGTTGTGAAGCCTTGTACTTCTGAATCGTATGTAACGCCTTGACCTTCAGACTTACGTGTTACTAAACCAAAACCAGTAAGTTGTACATCTTCTTCATAGTTTTGATGTGATGTTTCTGAATCAAACAAGTCAGTATATTCTACTTGATGCTCATCATATGTTTGACCCCACCATTGTTTAACACCAGGCCAGAGGGCCTTTGGGTGACTTGCGGTTGAAATTAAACCAGCCATTTTATTCTCCTAATATATTAATTAAACGCCAGTACGGCCTGTAGTAGCACCAATAAGTGCGTGTACGTTAAAGCGAACTTGTAACGCAGCATAAGCACCAAAGGCATTGTCAGCACGTTGTACTAAACCAATTACTTGTAATGGTAATGAGTTAGTAGTAGCTGGACCTGTAGCAACTGTAGATGAGTAAGGTGAAGCATTACCTAATGTAGATGATTGGTCTGCAGTAATAGTAACGTTAACGTTTTTATTCATGTTAGCAGCAGCCCAAACAGTTGAGTCACCTTGAATTTCAAATACTGTTGAAGGGTCAGTAACTACGTAAGCATAGTGTAAACCAGAGCTTAGTGGTAGGTATGCTTTTTCTAAAGCTAGTGAGTTACCAACTAAAGACACACCAGGGTCGGCAACACGAATACCTACAATAACACCAACTGGTAATGTAGAAGCGGCAACAGTACCTGCCCATTTAGTACAGTAAGCAATACCATCAGCATCAGCACCTGTAGCTAAAGTAACAATGTCACCAATAGCATATGTGTTTGAAGCATCATTTGGAATTGCCATTAGCGTAGCGCCTTCTGACCAAGGACTACCATCTACGTTTTGAATTGGGCTTAAGCCCTTTGGACGATTAATATTCGCCATAATAAAACTCCTTTAAATTAATTTTGATAATTGATGCCACCAGTAGGAACATAGAAACCTTCTGAGTTACCATTGGTTGGATTGCGTCCACTACGAATTGCATCATCAATTGCATTGTTTTTTGTTTGTAAGGCTGCCTGGTCTTCATCAAACCATTCTTGTTTAATCTTCATTAGATAAGCATATTGCTCACCTTCTTTGGCATTTGGATTTACAAGGAACCTTACTTTATCTCCAACGTCAGTGTTACGTGACGTTACATTTTCTTTAACACTTAGTAGCTCACTAGGTTTAACAAACTCATAACCACCATCTAATGCTTGTTGGATACGACCAGGTGTATCATTTAAAATGTGTAGATGATATCCCTCAATCTTATGGTCTACTGTTAACTTACCTTCTGTACCATTAAAAGTGTTACGTTTTCTTTCACCACTAGGACGTTCAGACGTACTACGTACTTGTGTTGCTCGTTCAATTTTCTCTTCCATCGTTAATGCTTTAGGCATATCTATCTCCTTAGTTCCAGTCGTAGAGTTCTACGTATTCTTGTTTACTTTTAAATAACCCTTGCTTAACAAACTTATCACATGCTGCTTTAGCATCAGCAGGTAAGTTGTCATAAGATTTCTTACCACTGCTAGGGGCACTACGTGTAGTAGAACCTTCTACAGCACTACGAGTTTGGTTTTGATTACCATAAAGTTCTGGAACTCGTTGTTTTAATTTCTCATCTAACTTGTTTAAAAAATCAACTCCTGTTAGGTTTGGAAATTGTTTACGTAAAGAAACACCAAGAGCATTAGCTACTTCTGTAGCTTCTACATCTTGACCAAACCATTTATTACCTTCTAACCATTCATTCAATGAAGGGTCTATCTTTACTTCTTCTTGTACTGAAGGGGTAGCAACCACAGATTCTGGTTTTTTAGACTTCTCTTCTTTTAAGTCCTCAATGCGGTCTTCAAGCTCAACAACCAAGTCAGCATCACCCTCACGGATAGCTTCCTTACGTTGATTCTTTAAGTCACTAAGTTCTGTTTCCAGTTGTTGTTGTTTACGTGTAAAAGCATCCTTTTGGAACTGTTTAAATTCTTCAGCAGCTTGTTTAAGTTCTGCTAGTTCCTTGTTATGCTTTTGACGTTCTGCTTCCATTTCTTTTTTGAGTCGCTCATTGTTAGCACGTAGGATTGGATTAATCTCCTTACCACGTTTAACAAATGTTTCTGCGTCAACCCAAGCTTCTTCCGAACCACGGAATTCTTCTTTAGGTACCCAACCAAAGACACGAGCATCTTTTTCAATACCGCTATTGTCTACTACCTGTTCTACTACTTCGCCTTCATCACTCATGTCTAACCTTCCTTATGTATACAAACTATATCTAAGTCATTAACTACTCTATACTCTTCTTCATCTAAAGTATCTTTACCTCTATAGATAAGTCCTGAGTACTTACCAAAGGTTACTACATCACCTACCTTACACCAAGGGTCTGGCTGGTCTGAGTAACAAGTACTACCCATCTCAATTACCATACCTTTAATCTGTGCTAATCGTTCTCTGTCTGCAGTAACTCCTACAGCTAATACAATACCACCTTCACTTACTTCTTCTATAGCTAAAGGTTTAATTAAAATACGATGTCCTACTGGAGTAATGCCACTATTGTTTTTCATTAGTAGAGTCCTCCATTAACTGTTCATAAGTGAGGTCTAATATATTTGCCACACTCTTACAGATACCTTTTACTTCATACTCTTGCATAGGTTCGTAAGAACCATTTACAATATTTTCCTTAAGCTGTTCTCTATTGTTGTTGAGGGCTTTGAGGAACACTTTCGTTACTGGCTGGCTTTTCCATTCCTGGAAGTCCTCCAAGGTTATCACTAACTTCATTCATCTCTTCCTTTTTATCTAATTCGATAGCCTTCATCATTGTCTCTGCGGCTCTGAATAGACTATCTCTATGTGCTCTTTCAGCACCTATCTGAGCATTGATAAGGGCTATTTGATGGCCTGTATCAACACCATTTGCTTCAGCTAAAAGCTTGGTAGCTTCAGCTTGAAGTTTCATTACCATTGCTTGCTTGACTTCGGCTTCTTGCATTAACTTCATTGCTGCAAGTTTACCTTTAAGTTGCATGTCAGCTTGCTTGGCTTGTAACTCTGCTTGCTTAGCTTGCATCTTCATTTGCTCAATCTGTACCTTAGGATTCTGTGGAGGTGGTACAGCATTAGGACCTTTAGGGTCTGGTAAGATTAAATCTATACTTGGTACTTTAAGTGCCTCTAGATAACGCTTATTAACTTCATACAAATTAAATCCAGGACTGCTATGAGCAGCCTGTAGTACAGCTGTTGCTTGATTAACTCGTTGTCCATCACTTACAATGTTAGGGTCTGCTGAAGGTGTAATGTCTTCAATAGGACCATTGTAATCTTCTAGTAGAACAGTCTTAGTACCAAAAGTAACTTTGTTATCTAAGTATAATTGGTTTAGACGATAGTGTAATTTAAACTCTTGTTTAAGACTACGGTATACACGTTTAAAGATACCAGAGAATATTTTCATACCTTGTTCCATCATATTACGGCTAGTCTCTGCAGGAGTATTTTGTCCTGGGTTCTCTCCAACCATTACGTCAGTAGCAGAACCAATACGCTCACCATAACTAATAAGAAGAGATAGAAGGGTAAATAGTACTTGACTAGGTTCACGTACTGGAAGAGGGAATACGTTCTTACGAATATCATCACCCGTTGTTTCCACATGTTTCCACTCCAGTGGGGCAAAGGATTGATTACCACCCCTAATCTTAAGTCCCCTGCCTAGGAACCCACCAGCAGTAACAGACATGGTACCAGCATCAATAAGCTGATTAACCAAAGTATTGATTGATTCGTTAAGTGGGCCAAGAAGAACTCCAAAGCCAAGGTCATAGAAACCGCCATCAGGAGATGGTATAAATGAAAACTTAGTAAAGTATTGTTCAGGCTTAATGAATACAATTCTATTACCTACACGTTCAATAGAGTCTTCAAAGTAGTTAGCTAAGATACGTAAGACCTTCTTACTATCTTTGTGTACTGTTACAATGTATGGTTCTGCATAACCATCACCATCTAAGTCAATGTAACGATGTTGTTCTAGAATCTCGTAAGGCATATCCCTGTCTTCATTAGCAGGGTGTACACCTTGTGCTTGGTCTCTAACGGGGTTAGCATCTTTAGGTTGTGCTAAACCTAAGTCTACTTCACGGTATAGTCCTCGACCAATACGTTCATGAATATCATTCTTATTTAAAAACAATACATGAGTAATACGGTTAGCAGTGTCTAGACTCTTAGTCCAATAGTCTACAACCAAATCTCTAGCAAGTACCATCTCAGAGATGTTAGACTTAATACGAGGAGACCAATAAGTCTTTTTAAAAGAACAACCAATGATTGGAGTAGTGATAAGCACCTTGTCCATTTGGTCTTCCCAGTTCTCATCCTGCTCTAGGAGTTGGTATGACATATGGTCTTCAATACGTTCAGCACGCATTTGTTTCATACCATCTGGGTCTGTTGTATTAACTCTACACTTTACAATGTCCTTACCAGGAATTAAAGCAGGGTATGCACGAGCATGGAACTGTAGAGCTGCAATAGTAATTAATGGAAACTTAACATTAGAACTGTTAGGCCAAGGAAAGCTTTTAGCTTCTACTACTTGAAGAGCCAGCTTCATGCTGTCTTCCATTTTCTTTTCCCAGTCTTGACGTGAAGTTCTATCCATGTCATACTCTTGTGCGACACGCATACCAATAATTTCTAACTGGTCATCTTCCATCATCTCTGCAATGTTAGCAGAAGACATCAAGTCCTTTAGTGAAGCTTTAAAGTCTAGTTCCATTAGTATCCACAAACCGCAGAGCGGCCCTCATCTGATTGTTGTCTCATATACATATTGTATTCTTCTTCTTCCTCTTCTTCTAAAGACATAGCATTGTGTGTCTGGTCTATTACTAGACCTAGCCAAGAAGAAGCATCTACTTGGTCATCATGCCTTCCTTTAGGGAAGCGTACTAGTTCATCTTCATACTCTGGGTACCAGTGGGCTTCTTTATTAAACTTAACACCACCAGCACGCAGACGTGCCTGGAATGAACGAGCTCTAGTTTGTTTATCTTTAGTAGGAGTCATTGGAAGTAGGTTCATATAGATACCTCTCTTCTGCATCTCACTACGCAAGACAGCACCTACAGCCTTTTCAATTGCACCTCTCTCTGTTACAAACAGTTGAGGTTCATACTTTGTTTCTACTGCAAACATCTCGTCTACAATTTGTAGAGCATCCCATCTACCTTTACGGATATCAATGATGTACATGATACCCCTGTCATCCATACCAGCTACTGCAATAACAGTATAATCCGAACGTTCTCTGGTAGAGATAGCAAAATCCACAGCAGCATAATATACAAGCTTCTTTTCGCCTTCTTCAATCGCAGACAAATCAAACCTAGGTATTTCATAGAAGTCCTCTCGTTTAAAATAAGAGGTTGCTTCGTCAACAGGATAGTTTAAGTACTCTTGAGAATAAACCTCTGGCATCCCTTGTTCAATGAATGCTTGTTTAGTTTTCTCAAGTTCTTCCTTAGGCCATCTAGAAGGCCATAGTATATTACTATAGTCTTCATCATGTGCCCTATACCTAACACTCTTCCATATTGCTCTACTGTTTAAACTATAACTCTTTAGGGGTTCTACAACAGTATACTTGTTACTGTCTTCAGGCATCAACCTATTAAGTAGACTATCCAAGTGTAAGATGGTACCTACAATACGTACAATACCTGTAGCACTCTTACACGGTATGAGAGCACCAAAGAACCACTTACGGAATTTCTCCCTACGGTCTTTGTTGAGTACTTGTTCGTCACCTTCTAAGTCATCACAGATGATTAAATCTGGACGTAGCGTAACCGAACTTTGAGGCCACTTCAAGCCCCGAACTCTTTGCTCTGCACCCCTTACCATTATTCGAAACGTATGACCGTCATTGAGTTCTACAATGATGTCTGTCTCAGTATCTTTCTTAAAGTCTTTTACACCAAAGAGTGCAATGAGGTCATCATTGTTACGTAGCTCTTCTTTAATGTCGTTTAAGAAGTTTACAGCTTGTGTCTCTGTATCAGATACAATAACTACAAACTTACGTTCTCTAAACAATACTGCTGCTAATGTATACGCATGCGTTATGGCTGTACTCTTACCATGACCCCGTGGGGCTGCTATTGCTACTAGTGGGTCTTTCTTAGTACAAAGTTCCCACCACTGTAGATGACAGCCTGGAGTAGGTGTGGCACCATCATAACGCTTTGCCAACATTGAACCAGCAAAGCCATGAATAATATCACTTGTTAGTTCCAACTATTTTTTAGATTTCTTTAATGGAGAACCATCAGCATTTTTACCTTTAGCCTTTTGATTTTTTTCCCAGGCTTTTTGGTCTTCTTCACGAACTGCTTTAAAAGAAGCTGTTCTATCTTTACCAGCTTTTTTATTATCCATATCTTTATTTACAAGTTTAGAATTATCTTTACGATACTTGTCTTGAGCTACTGTAGTCTTAGCAGACATGTCATCAAATGCTTTAGAAGCAGGAACTGTTTTACCTTTAGCCATTGGCTTACGTGTAGTAGCCTTAGACTTAGAAGGACCTTTACCAGACATAGCTTTAGGATTTGAACCAGTAGTATGCATATTATTTCTTCCTTTTTTGTTTTTCACCAGGTTTATGACCGTTGTCCGAACGGTTAGCGGATACACTTCTTACACGAGTATTCGATAGTTCTTTAGAGCCACCAGAACGTAAAGGCTTCTTGTGGTCTACGTCTTTACCTGGTTGTCCTTTAGCAGCTGCTGCTTTGTTACGAGCTGCTCTTTCTTTCTTAGCTTTAGGGCTAGCATGATGAGCTTCATACTCAGCTTTATAATCACGCTTGTAGTTAGGAGAGCTAGGCATTATTTACTACCACACTTCCAACGTTTAAGAGAAGCTGCCTTACGTGTAGGCTTACCATCTTTATCTTTCATAGGACCTGGCATACCAGACATACGAGCACAGAAAGATTTCTTACGTGGACCACCTTCAGGTTGTGGAGCTTTTAAATTACTACCCGTTGCTTTGTTATACTTAGCACGGCCCTTAGCCGTAAGACCAGCACCAGACTCTGTAGACTTCTTCTCACCACGACCTACAGCTAGGCTAGGTGTTTTCTTTTTTTCAGCCATTATTCTATAATCTCCTCTTGTACTATTTCACCATTCTCAATTAATCTACTCTTAGCAAACTTCTCAAATGAGTCTGCTAGTTGTGCGAGTCTATCCTCCACTCCAATCTTAGCAGATATGGACGTGGGTTCTCCCCTAACAAGTTGTCGTTTAGTTGTGAGGTTGTCAAAGAGGATGGCAAGGGTTTTTGTATCCACTGGCTTACGACGCAGTGTTCCAGCTTTACGGTCAAAGAAGTAATCCCCATCTTGTAGTCGGTCATTAATCTCTTCAAGTGATTTATCAAGTACATGATTGATACGAGATGATAAATTCTCATTCTGTTCAACGTATACTTGTTTTTGTATTTCAACCCACCAGGGTTCTTGATGCCATGCTTTAAGGTGATGTACTGGAACTTTAGTTAGTTCGCTAACCTTCTCAAAGTCTCCATACACACAGTACAGAGTACAAGAGTCAATCTTAGTCTGTTGAGGAAACCAATCTGGATTATGATGTTTAGCTTTAACGGGACGTCCACGACGTCTACCAACAATAAGCTCTTCACCATTTAGAAAATAACCAGAACCAGTTGGTTTATTTTCTTCTTTGGTAACACTAATATTATTTTCTAATAGAACAGATATATCTTCACTCATAGCAATAGTATACCATAGAAGAAAGATATTGTCAAGTAGTTTCTTCAGAATGATTTAGAAGAATAGATTAGTGTCCAGATTCCTCAAAGAATCTTGGACTATAATATATATATATATAATATAATAATAGAAGTATAATATTATAATAGTATAATAATATAATTATAATATTATATAGTATATAGTATAAGTTATATATTATAACAGAATACAAACAGTATGTCAATACCTTTAGTGAAATAAATATTATAGGAGCTATAAGATACTAAGCGAAGATGCCTAAGAGCATCGGAGCTACAGACTAGTTCATACAGCTATCGAGTACAAGGTACAAGGGGTCCCCCATTGTAAAAAATATTAAAAATATTTTAGGCTTTAAGGGTACCCCTTTAGCCTGCTATAAAAAATAGTTTGGTGGTAGAAACCACTAATAAAAATATTCTTGTTTCCCCCTCCCTCCCCTTCTAGGGTCAGTCGGTGGTATGCCTCCTTATCTATTCCTTTGTAAGATTGTAAGCATAACATATGTTGTACATACTAAGGGATACAAACCCTTATTACAAATAGTGTTGCAGATATGATACAGTGTTGTATTAAACCAACATAATATATCAGATACTTACACGCACATATATACCTAATTATATCGCATACAAAGACACAAGATACTACTCTATCCCTTCAGTAAACACTTAAAGGTTCGAGACAGACGCAAGACGTCTGCAAAGCTTTTATATGTGACATCCTGTCACACTTGGTACCCCACGCCTCGCTCGAGTCCCTCGCTCATTACGATTAGTTCAGGCCGTTCCGCTGCTGCTACACTCTCACTGTCGGCAAGACACACACGGATTTCTGCGTAAGCGGCTAGTTTACTTGGCAACAAATCACAACCTGTCAAGACTTGCCTTCGGCATTTTTGCTTCGGGAAATCCTCGCAAAAACCGCACGTTTATCTGTAAAGCTCGGTAAGCATCTCATACGGTGCTAAAGCACCTAGAGCATGCTAACCTCTAGTTTACATCTAAATCTTTGACAGCTTGATAATTTGACACAAGTATAAGGCCTACTTACGGCAGATAATCGTGTCTGTTATAAAATTTAATAAGGAGTTAAAAATGCATACAGCTGGATATGCTTGCTTTCAAATGACAATGATGAAATTAACAACCAATCTTTACAAGGAATATAACAAATGAACTATCCATTCTTTATCATGGCTGAATTACTTAAAACTAAAATTCTATCACATCAAAAAGAAATAATTGATAACGACAAACTATATGATAGCTTATATTATATATCAGACATGCTAGAACGGTGGCATGGAAATCAATACGAAAAAGAGAATGACAAATGCAATACTACGCATTACTTTGCTAAACAAGTTTATCTTGACTATACAAAACGAATTGGTAAATACATTGAGTTTGATTCTAGTAAATGGTTAGT